GCGGCGTCCATCATGTCTTGCCTTGCGTAGCGCGCGCTGGCGGACTGGTACACGTCGGCGGTGGAGCAAACGTCGTCGATGAAGGGCGAGCGCGGCAGGCCGAAATGTTGCAGCGCGGCGGCGGTGATGGGGGTGTATTGCAGTAACATTTCACTTTCCTTCTCTGGAGTGCTTTCGGGGTTGGAATCCGGCGCTCCACAGGCTTCCTCCTGTGGGGCGCTTTCTTTTGCGCCTTCACCCGCTGGGGGAAGGCTGGACTGGGGGCGCTCGGCGGGCGGCGCGATGGCGCGCAGCTCGGCGGCGGTGGCGCCCCACTTGCGCAAGGCGGCTTGCACACGTGCGTGCGCCTGCGCCGCGCGCCGCCGGGGCCAGATGTTCTTGGCCACCAGCGCATTCACGGCGGGCAGGCTCAGGCTGCTCTCGCGCGCGAGGTCGCGCTGGCTGCGCTCGATGCGGCGCAAGGTGGTGGATAAAGTCATGGTGCCAGCTTTCCATCAAAAACAGCGCCACGTTCAACCTCGTTGGCAAAGTTGCGCATGTGGTCGGCGACGAGGGCATTGATTCCGCGCGCCTCGGCAATGGTCGCGACAACGATCAGCAGTGCAGTGATTGCGACGGAACCTTGTTCATCCTCAAGCACTTCGGCGATTCGCGGAACGAGTTGCTTCAGGCGCTCGGCTACTTCCTTTGCCGCTTCCATACAGGATCTCCTATTCATTGACGGCAGCGCCGCCCACGATCACGCGCAACCCGGCGCGCACGGTCAAACGCTGTTGCAGGTTGTCCAGCTCGCTCTCCGGCACGCCCTGCGCGTACCAGCCGCGCATCTGGGCGATGCGTTCCGGGTTCATGGGCACGCCGCGCCCGACCATTTCGCGCGACGCCTCGAAATGGTTGAACACCCGCTCGGCGCGCACGGGCACGGCGGCGGTGGGCTGCAACGCGGTGCCCCGGCGCGGCAGCACCACCACGTTGGGGTTGGGCAGATTGCGCTGGTGCTTGTAGGGGTCGAGCTGGCCGCCAAAGGGCAGCCGCTTGGCCTTGCGCGCGGCGGCTGCCTGCTCGTCGGTGGCCGCGCCGGTGGCGATGCGCTCGACCAGCTTCAGGTTGGTCTGCGCCGGGGTGTCGGACAGGGTCTTGTGCTCGCGCCCGATCAGCGCGGCGCCCACGGCAAAGCCGTGCTCTCCTTTTTGCACTTCGGGCACGGCGATGAGCTGCTCGTGGCCGTCGGCATCGTGCTCGACCACGTAGGCCGTGGTGGGGTCGAACGGGTTATGGGTGATGCGCACTTTCTCGCCCACCAGCACGCCGGGCACATCGCGCACGTTCCACACGTGGCCGGCAAAGCGCACACACAGGTTGGTGTCGACCTTGGGGGTTTCCGGCGCGTGGGTGAGCAGATCGCGCGCGAGCTGCGCATCCACCAGGCGCAACTGCTCCGGCAGGATTTGCCGCCACTTGGCCCAGCGCGGCAGGCCGTGACGGCTGTGCTCTTGCGTGGTGTTGTACCAGCGCATCCACAGCGCGGCCTGTTCGTTGATCCAGGCAATGTCCGGCACGTGGGCGAACTTGAAGCCGCTCTCGAAATTGGTCTCGACCAGGTTGTGGGCGTTTTCCACCTGCCCCTTGGCGCGCGGGTTGCCGGCCTGGTTGACCACGGGTTTGACTTGCAGCCGGCGCAACAGGTTGCCAAACGCTCCGGCGGTGCCGGCGCTGCCCGGGTCCATCATCAGGTGGAACGGCACGCCGTACATGGCCTCACCTGGGCGCTCGGCAATGGCGGCCAGGAACGCCTCGGCCATGTTGACGATGCTCTCACCGCCGGCCACGTAGTGCATGAAGATGGCGCCGCTGCAATGGTCGGTGAGCACGTAGCGCGTGAGGCGCTGGCGCTTGATGCGCTCGAAATTCTCCGGCTTGTTTTTGTAGAACTCGCCCGGCGGCATGTCGGCCACGCCGCCTTCTGGCACGTAAAACAGGGTGCTGATCGAGGCGTCGATCTGCCACACGTCATTGGGATGCTTGCTGGCCAGCGCCTGCGCGGGCGCGGGGCGGCGCAATTGCGCGGGGTGCAGGTTGTAGTGGCGCAGCGCGCGGGCGCAGGCGGATTCACTCAAGGGCGCCAGCTCGCCCGTGGCGGGATCGAGCACACAGGCAAAGCCGGGGTGGTTGGCGCGCAGGCGCGTGAGGGCCAGCTTGAGGGAGTGGATGCTTTTGTTGTTGGCGCGGTAGCCTTCCATCATGGCCGCGCACAGCAGCCGCGCGTCGGTCAGCGGCAGCGCCACCGCGCCAGCGTCGCTGCGGCGCTTGCGCGCCGGGCGCACGGCCACATCGGCCAGGCGGCGCATGAGCGTGGGGTGCGAGAGGCCCAGGCTGCGGCAAGCCTCGGCATACACGGCGGACTTGCCGCCGTGGCCGGCGGCAGCGGCGCGGCGCTGCACATCCAGCAGCGATTGGAGCATGGCGGGGCTCATGGGGCTATTTCTCCTTCCCCCTCTGGGGGAAGGTTGGGATGGGGGCTTGGCCAGGTGCGTCGGGCACCTCTACCCCCTGCTCCCTGTTCCAGCGCTTCCATTCCGGCGTGCCGTCGCCCACCACGTCGGTCAGGTGGAATTCGTCGCGCAACGCCACCAGCTCGGCCTGCACTTGGCCGACCATGCCGGCCATGAACACCGTCTCGCCCAAACCGGCCAGCGTTACCAACGCCTGCCGGAAATTGCCACGGATGTGGCCGATGGCAAAGCCAAGTATCTCGTCTGCTTCTGTTTTTGTAGCAGCGAGCGCCTTGTCCTGCGGCAGGCGGGCGATGCGGCCTTTCTCGCGCTCGAGCTTGTCGATGCGCTGGTTTTTCTTGTCGAGCACCTCTTGGGTCGTGGCCGCTTCGTGGCGCAACTCGCGCACCTTGGCGCGCAGTTCTTTCACCGACATGCGGGCCACGTCGTCAAGGGCCAACTCGCCAGTCTGGCCCAGCTCGGTCAGGTCCTTGACCTGCTCGTCGTCCAAGGGGAGCAGTTCGACCAGCTTGGACATGCCGGCGGCCTCCAAATTCCGCGACGTCGCGGAATTTGCGAATCGGCGCGTGACCGCCATGTAGCGCCCGGCGGCGTCCACGCCAAGGTTCAGGCGCTCCAACGTTGGCATGAATTTGCCGTATTCGCAAGCCTCTTTCAACAGCAGCAAATACGCGCCCAGCTCGAAGATGCCCATGCCGATTCGCCGGATGGCGTCCTTGGCCGAGTTCTCCAGCACCGCCGGGTCGGTGCTGCCGTTGTAGTTGAGCTGCTGCGCCAGCGCGGCCACGCGCTGGTTTTGCTGCCCGACCACCAGCGCGTTGGCGTCTTGCGCGGCTTCCTGTTCGGCTTCCTTGGCGGCGCGCCGACCGTGCGGATCTGGCGGTTCCAGCGCGGGCTGTTGCGGGATGTTTTTGGGGCGTCCGGCCATGTTGGTTACTCCTTGGTGGGTGAATCAGGGGTCGTCATCCGGCGCTTGATGCCGTTCCAATCGGTATCGCCGGTGTATGAGTGCTTCATGTCGCGCCAGCGCGTTTCCATCCGGTCGAAATCGGCCATGACGCGGAAGGCCAAGCGAGTAAATTGCGGCGCGGGATGGAAGCGCCCGGTTTCCTCGGATTTGCGCGCCCAGCCCTTGGCGATGAGCGTGCGCATGGCGCGTGTGATGTTGGGCGCCGATGTTTCGGCAGCGGCGGCCAGTTCGCTATTGGTGGCGCCGCTGGCGGTGTAGCCGCACAGGGCTTCCAGAATCGTGAGCAGCCGCAGGCCGCCCTCGCTGGCGGAATCTGGGGCGGCGCTCATGCTGCCGCTCTCCGCATGTGATCCACCCGCCGGGGCTTGATGCGCCGCAGCCCGGAAGGCGCCTTGGGTGGCCACAGCGTGTCGGCTGGAATGTCGGTGACATTGACGATGGCCGCGCGAATGCGCGCGGAGTTGCTGAGGCCGTTGATGACGCGCACTACCGACGGGCGCGCAACACCCAGCGCGTCGGCAATGGATGCTGGCGTGGCGCTATTCATGCGGATGTGGGCTTTGATGAGTTCCGGATGCATGGTGGTAACCTTGTTCCTTGATGGCGTTTTGATGAACGTAATTATGGGGTAATTTTTTACCCCTGTCAACTGGATGCAGGGTAATTTTTTATGTCGATAGGAATCCGGTTACGCGAGGAGCGCGAACGTTTGGGCATGAGCCAGCCGGAGTTCGCCGATTGGGTCAACGTGACCAAAAAAACCCTGTTCTCTTGGGAGAACGGGAAAACAGCGCCCGACTGTTTTCAACTGGCCGCGTTTGCCCCGGCGGGGGTGGATGTGCTCTATGTCCTGACCGGTATTCCCCTCGAATCACATGCACGGCTGGCCGTGAAGCGAGCCGTGGCGGCAGAAGCCGCGGATCGCGGCGGCGACTTCGAGGCCATACGGGCTGCTGGCATAGCCCATGACGCAGTTGAAGATGCCATTCGTCGAGCGCAGATCGCCGACCGCGACGGCTTTCTGGCGTTGGCCCTGGCTTGGCCCAAGTTGTCAAAGGACGCCAGGCGGGCCATCGTGGCCCTCACGCAGCCTGCAATTCACGGTTCGCTTGAGGCGAGCGCAACACCAGCCCGCAACACACGCATCAAGGTATCGGCCCCCGGTGGCTATGCCGCTGGCCGGGATATGACGGTCAACAGCAAAAAAGGAGACCACGATGACAAGGCAAAGAGTCGCAAGCCCGCGCGGCTACGCGGCGGGGCGTGACATCCGTATCGGAAATGTGCATGTGTACATGCAAGCCGCTGCCGCGCCGCCCGCAAAACACAAGGCCACGCACGAGCACGCCGAGGTGCTGGCCCTGATGGATGGCTTGCCGGAACGATCTCTGGTTTTGGATTTCATGCGGCGCGAGTTCGACACCACGCGGGTGCTCGACGTTGATGGGCACGATCTTTTCCGGCTGCGCCGCTATGTCGAGACCGTTCGCGAGAAAGGCAGAGTGAAATGATGGAAAAAACTTGTCCCAAATGCGGGCACCTCAACCCCGCATCGAGCGGCGACGAGTTGGAAGCTTGTCCGTCCTGCGGGTTGATCTACTCGCGTTATGACGACGCGGCGGCGCTGCGCGATCGCATCGCACGCGCGCGCAAGACCGGCAACTGGATGGGCATTGCGCACGAGGATATTCCCGACGCTGACCGGGTGTGGGCGGCGGCCCGATTGCCGGCGACGACCACGCCGATGGTGCCGGGATTCACGATCACGCAGGCCATTGACGTGGTCTCCGCCGAGTGTGCTTATGGCATGAACATCGTGCGCGATCTATTTGCCGGCGTTACCGATGTGGTAGGTGGACGCAGCGCCGCGACCCAGACGGTGTTGCGCGATGCGCGCCGCACGGTGATGGCCGAGTTGCGAGCGGAGGCGTTCGCCCTGCATGCCGATGCGGTGGTGGGCGTGCGGCTGGATTTCAATGAGTTTTCCGGCGGTGGAAAATCCATGCTGTTCGTGGTGGCCACGGGCACGGCTGTCAGGTTGGCGCCTATCGCTGGCCGGTGAGGCGCGGCAAGGCCAACTGAGTTCAATTCAACGTCGAAAGGAGATTCCCCATGAACGCGCAACGCTTGACCCTTGCCGCCGCCGCCCTGCTGCTGGCCGCCGCGCCCGCCTGGGCCATCAACAAGTGCAAGGGGCCGGATGGCAAGATGCACTACCAGGACACGCCCTGCGCGGCGGAACACAGCGGCGGGGAGGTTGACATCAAACCGGCTACCGGCCATGCCGACCCCGAAACCGCGAATCAGGTCAAGGCGCGCGCGCAAGTGCAGCAAGCCAAGTCGGACAGGGAAGACGCCGTCAACAAGGGTATTGCCACCGGCGAGCCGGTGATCGGCATGACCGAAGAAGAATTGCAGCGCGCGCTGGGCGCGCCCAGCAAGGTCAACGCGGCCAACTACAGCGGTACGCGCAAAGACCAGCTCATCTACTACAAAAACAACGGCACTTGGTACGTGTACACCAAGAACGGTGTGGTTGAATCCATCCAGTTTTCGCAAGACGTGGCCTCGCATATTCGCAACCGCCCCGCGCACTGCCCCACCGAGCTGGAGCTGCGCAACCTGCGTGTGTCGGCCAACAGCATTTCAGCCGGCCCTGACCAGAAAGAGGCTTACAAACGCGCCCTGGATGACGACCGCGCTTGCAAGCAGTAGCCCCAAGGCTTCTTCACCGGGTGTGGCCCTTGCTCCCACCCAATAATTGAAACCTTTCATTTAGCGCACGCCGCCTTCGCTCCTGACACTACTGGCAGCTTCAAGCATTGAAGCTGCCTGTCGTCCATCACCAGGAGCGAACCATGAACCTTTCTTCCCTCGCCGCCGCGCTGCGCCGGTTGCCGCGCACCACGTCGTGGTTGATTGCCGCTTGCGTGTTGCTGGCGGCTGTTGCGTTTCTCTCGCCGGTGCAGTTGCCTGTGCTCTTGTACAAGGGCTCGCTTATTGCGCTGGCTGCGGTGCTGGGCTATTGGCTGGATCGCAGCTTGTTCCCCTATGCGCGGCCCGATGGGTATCTGGTGAGCGAGTGGCGCGACGAGTTGCCCGCGCCCGATGGCGTGGCCGATTACCCCGTGGTGACCGAATACCGCTGGCTCTTTGCCGCCGCGCTGTTGCGCCGCGCGGTGGTGGTGGGCGCGGTGGTGGTGGGCGTGGCGCTGGGGATGTGAGCCGTGTGGGATTTGTTTTTGCGGTTCCCCACCGTGGCGGTTGCCATGGGCGCACTGCTGGGCGTGGCGGCCTGGTGGTGGTTTGGCACGCCGCCGCAAAGGGGCGGCTTTTGGGCCGCGCTGCGGGATGCGATTTGGCCGGTTGCCGTGGGGATGGTTCTGGGCGCGAGTCTCTGGGTGCTTTTGAGCGCGCCGCCGCTGCCGCAAAAGGCTCCCTCTCACCCCGCAGGGCAGCGCGCGGCCCTGGCTTGCAAGAGGTGTTTTTGATGTCACGGATTTTGCGCCGCGCCGGGGTGCTGTGGTGCGCCGTGGGGGCGCTGGTCGTCGCGGGTCTTTCAACTGCTTTCGCTGCGGACGCCCAGCGCACTCCTGTCTCCACGGCGCAGCAGCCCCCGCGCGCGGCGCTCCCCTACCGGGCGGAGCTGACGCGCACGGCGCGCGCGGTGTGGGGGCTGGATGCGCCGGTGGCGGTGTTCGCGGCGCAGATTCATGCGGAGAGCGGCTGGCGGGCCGATGCGGTTTCGCCCGTGGGCGCGCTGGGGCTGGCGCAGTTCATGCCCGCGACGGCGCGCTGGATTGCGCTGCGCGACCCTGCGCTGGTCGAGGGGCAGCCGTTCAATCCGGGCTGGGCCATGCGGGCGATGGTGGTTTATGACCAGTACCTTTATGGACAGGCCCCGGCGCGCTATGCGGCGCGTGACCGCATGTGGGTGGCTCTGCGCGGCTACAACGGCGGCATGGGGCACTGGCAAGCCGAGGCGCGGGCCACAGGCCAGCAAGCCCCCACGCGCGAGCAGGTGGATGCGGCCTGCGGGCAAGCGAGCCGCTCCATCAAGCATTGCCCGGAGAACCTGACGTACCCGCACCGCATCCTGTTTGATTTGCAGCCGCGCTATGCGGCGTGGGGGCCGGGGCTATGAAGCCGCTGATGAGTACGCCGCTGTGGCTGCTGTGCGTGGTGTTTTCCGCGTTGATTTTTGGGGCCGGCGGCTACTGGCGCGGGAGCGCGGACGGCAAAGCCAGCCAGCAAGCCAAGCAAGACCGCCAAGCCGTGGCCGAACTGACCGAGATCATTGGCTCGCACACCACGCTGATCAAGGACGCCAATGCCGCCAGCACGGCGATGCGCAGGGCCACGGCGCAGCGCGTATTGGCGGATCACAAGAGCACTGAGGAGCTTAACCATGCGCTCGCCCAAACTGCCCCTAGCCGCGCTGATTGCGCTTTTCCTCCTGACGTCATGCGCCAGCTACAGGCCGCCCGTGAGCGCGCCGCCGCCGCCGCTGCCGGCGGAATACGTGGCGCTGTGCCCGCCGCCGGTGGCGCCGCAGGGCCATGAGGTGGATGACGTGGCGCGCACGCTGAAAGTTCTTTACGACCAATACGGCCTGTGCGCGGGCCGCATGGCGGATTTGCTGGACTGGCTGGAAGGCGCACCCACACCGGCCCAACCTGCCAGATGACGTATGAGCCAAAACATGATTTTGACAATTGAATTCTGGACGCTGGTCTCGCTCTCGGTGACGTTCCTTGGCGCGGTGATCGGCATCGTCTGGAAGCTGATTCGCGGGGTGTTGCAGCAGGCCATGCAACGCATCAACGAGCGGCTGGAGCAGATTGACTCCCGTCTGCGCGAGGACGCCGACCAGTGGAAGCGGGTGGAGCGCGAGCTGCTGCTGCTCAAGGCAGAACTGCCCATCAGTTACGTGAGGCGCGAGGATTACATCACCAACATCGCCACCATCATGACCAAGCTGGACGCGATGTCGCTCAAATTTGAAAACATTTTGCTTAAAGGAGGGAAAACGTATGAGTGACGACCTGGACAAGAGTCTGCTGCTGGCGCGCGCGGCCAAGATGCGCAGCGAGTTCATGCGCTGGATCGTGCTGCTGGTGGCCAACATGAGCCGCCCGGCACACCTGACGCTGCGCACGCTGCTGCAAGTGGTGCAGGGCGAATACCAGGACGCCACCGAGTTGGAAGTGCGCCGCGAGCTGGACTATCTGGAAAGCCGCGAGTTGCTCAAGGTGTTTACCGACACGCTGGGGCAGGTGAGCGTGGACCTGACGCGCCACGGCATCGACGTGGCCGAGTACACGGTGCCGGTTGATCCGGGCATTGCGCGCCCGAAAAAAGGTTAAACCGGAATGGCACGCAAGAGCACCGTTCACCGCTTGCCGGAGCAGGTCAGGCGCCACATTGAAAAGCGCCTAGCCGAAGGCGCGTTGACGCTGGATGAGCTGATTGCCGAGCTGCGCGAGCGGTTCCCGCAAGAGGCCAGGGCGGGCGAGCTGCCCAGCCGATCGGCGATGCACCGTTATGGGCAAAAACTGGAACGGCGCCTGACCGCCATTCAAGCCAGTACCGAGGCGGCGCGCATGATCCGCGAGCACGCCGGCGACAGCCAGGACGCGCGCAGCGAGGCGCTGACGGCGCTGGTGCAGACGGAGCTGTTCGAGGCCATTTTGCAGTTGCAGGAGGCCGATGACCCCAACCTCGATCCCGGCGATCGCGTGGGCATGCTCAGTAAGGCGGCCAAGAACATTGCCACGCTCACGCGCTCAAGCGTCAATCTGAAGAAGTTCCAGGCCGAGGTGGAAGAAACCGCGCGCAAGGCGCTGCTGGACGAGCAGCGCGCCAAGCTGGACCAGCTCGCCAGCAAGGGCGGCGTGACGCCCGAAACGCAAGCGGCGATCCGGCAGGCGCTGGGGATCACGTGAGGAGCCGCGCATGTCCGCCGCCACCGAAACCCAGCGCGAAGCGTTTTACACGCTGCCGGTGGCCGGCTATTTGCAGCCCAAGGAAAAGCTGGTGCTGTCCGCGTTCAACCAACCGGAGACCACGCTCACGCGCCAGCAGCTGGCAGGCATGCTGGGCTGGGGCATCAACGTGGTGTGCGGGCGCGTGAACTCGCTGCTGGCCAAGAAGGCGCTGGCCGTGCGCGGCACGCGCGTGGACCCGGCCACGCACAAGCGCCAGGAGTTGGTCGGGCTGCCGGTGATGGCGCAGGGGGCTTTGTTTTGAAAAGGTTCATGTGATGACACTGCACTTCAATCAATTGACACCCGACGAAGCCGAGCGATTGGCTCTTCTACTGGAAGAACTTGGCGAGGCACAGCAGGCCATCGGAAAAATCCTTCGCCACGGCTACGAATCACGGCATCCTGATGGTGGCCCGACGAATCGCCAAGCGTTGGAACGCGAGCTTGGCGACGTTTATCACGCAGGGATGCGGATGTGCGCGGCTGGCGACATAGATGGGAATGCCGTCACCCAAAGGGCTGATGACAAGGCGCGATCCATTGGAAAGTACCTGCACCACCAATGAAAGGTAACGCAAAAATCATCCCGAAGAACCGGGACGCCATTTTCCTGCCCTATCAATCGGCATGGATCACGGACGATGCGCGCCTGAAGTTGATGGAAAAGGGCCGCCAAATCGGCCTTTCGTGGTGCACCGCGTACAAGTGTGCCGAGCGCACCGCCGCGCAAGGCGCGCGGCACGATCAATGGGTGAGCAGCCGCGACGATTTGCAGGCGCGCCTGTTCATCGAGGATTGCAAAAACTGGGCCGGCATCATGAATCTGGCGGCCAGGGATTTGGGCGAGGTGGTGATCGACCCCAAGGACAAGATCACCGCCTACGTGCTGCAATTTGCCAGCGGGCGGCGCATCCACAGCATGAGCAGCAACCCGGACGCGCAGGCGGGCAAGCGCGGCGGGCGGGTGCTGGACGAGTTCGCGCTGCACCCCGATCCGCGCAAGCTGTGGAGCATTGCCTACCCCGGCATTACGTGGGGCGGCAACATGGAGGTGATCTCCACGCACCGGGGCAGCGCGAATTTTTTCAACCAGCTCGTGCGTGAGGTGCGCGAGCACGGCAACCCCAAGAAGATCAGCCTGCACCGCGTGACGCTGCAAGACGCGCTGGAGCAGGGCTTTCTCTACAAGCTCCAGCAGATGCTGCCGGCGGACGACGAGCGGCAGGCGATGGATGAGGCGGCGTACTTCGACTTCATCCGCAAGGGCTGCGCGGATGAAGAAAGCTTTCAGCAGGAATACCTGTGCAACCCCGCCGATGACAACGCGGCATTCCTCGAATACGACCTGATCGCCGGTTGCGAATATCCGGCTGGCAGCGACTGGAAACAGATCGAGAGCGCCACGCCGCGCCTGTACGCCGGCATCGACATCGGGCGCAAGGTGGATTTGACGGTGCTGTGGGTGGTGGAGCAACTGGGCAGCGTGCTCTATACGCGCCACGTCGAGGCGCTGCGCGGGATGCGCAAATCCGACCAGGAAAAGGTGATCTGGCCGTGGATTGAAAGGTGCGATCGCGTGTGTATCGACGCCACGGGCTTGGGCATCGGTTGGGTTGACGACGCGCAGGACAAGTTTGGCGCGCACCGGGTGGAGGGCATCACCTTCACGCCGCGCGTGAAGGAAGAGCTGGCCTACCCGGTGCGCGGCGCGATGGAAGACCGCAACCTGCGCATCCCTTACGACCCACGGATACGCGCCGACCTGCGCCAGTTGACCAAGAGCGTGAGCGCAGCGGGCAATGTGCGCTTTACCGCCGAGCGCAGTGCCGACGGCCATGCCGACCACTTCTGGGCACTGGCGCTGGCACGCCACGCGGCGGCGCAGCCTGCCGCGCCCATCGAATACCAGAGCACCGGCCCGCGCTGGCCGGCGCTCGATACCAGCGGGTTCATTTATGGCTAAGAAGCAAACCACCGACAAGCCCATCCTCGACGCCGAGGTAGCCCACCGGCTGCTCGACCCTTTCGAGGTTAATTACCTGGGCGTGCTGCGCGCCAACGATCCGCTGCTGCTGGAGCGCGGCGGCAGCGGCAGCACGGCTTACGACCTGTACCGCGATCTGATCCGCGATGGCAAGGTGTATGCGTGTCTGCAAAAGCGCAAGCTGGCGGTGATCGGGCGGCCCTGGCAGGTGGAACAGGTGGCCGGCAGCGGCCAGGATGACGCCGAGATCGTTGCCGAGCTGCTCAAGCGCATGAATTTTGACGCCGCCTGCGCCGATTTGATGGACGCGCTGCTGTACGGCTGGGTGCCCGCCGAGGTGGTGTGGACGCTGCGCGATGGCCTGATTGCCCCCGAGCGCCTGATCGCGCACCGTCAGCGGCGCTTTGTGTATGTGCAGGATGAGCCTGAGCAGCCGCCCGCGCTGCGGATGCTGGTGCGCGAGGAGATGATCCGTGGCATTGAGCTGCCCGAGCGCAAGTTCATCGTGCACCGCCTGAACCCGGATGATGACAACCCCTACGGCACGGGCCTGGGCCTGCAACTGTATTGGCCTGTCTATTTCAAGCGCAAGGGCGTTGTGAGCTGGAACAAGCTCAATGACCGCTTTGGCAGCCCCACGGTGCACGGAAAATATCCGACCGGATCGGACAAAAAGGCCAAGGACACGCTGTTTGACGCGCTGCGTGCCATGAGCAATGACGGCGTGGTGATGACGCCCGAAGGCATGAACGTGGCGCTGCTCGAATCCAGACTGACCGGCTCCATTACCACGCAGCAGAGCCTGGTGGAATACATGGACGACTGGATCAGCGAGGTGCTGCTGGGCCAGTCGCCGCGCG